GGTTAAAGGGAATCGTAATATGTTATCAAATTTTGTAGTGAATACCCCTGTGAGCGCGTACCCCTGTCAGGTCGAGTTCGACCGATACTTTCTGAGTGGTACTCTGGAAGGCACCACCCACACTGACAAGATGGGTTTCATGTCCTGGGACGATGCCTGCACTTGGGCAGGACTCGTTACCAAGAATGTAAATGTGGATTACGTGGTACTTGAAATGCGTGATCTTAACACTGGCGCTCTGGAGAACTTCTAATGACCGATCAAATGAATGAAGCACTGGACAACCTCGTAGACTGGATCGTTGACGACTTTGCTCGTCGTGCGCGACCTAATCCAGAGGACAGAAGTCAAGTTGACCTGTTTCACGCTGGCATCGACTTTGAAGAAGGTCGAAAGTACATCAAGGTGACCAAAAAGTTGGGCAACCAAAAGATGGTTTGGGGTTTCATCGTCAAGGAAGACGAACCAAAGAAGGAAGGGAAGTGGGACTTCAAGGCAGGAGATATCCTCAAGGCAGCAACTTGGTCGGCACCTGCTCGCAACAAACCACGAGGCAACATCCTTCAGGGTGACTTCTCATGGGTACGCTGGACTGGTCCAGAGTACCTGTAATGAAGATATTGAAGGAGATAACTGTGTGGGATCGGTGTGAATACGCTGTTCCCAATCACACGTATGCGCTCAACGATCAAGGTAAGATGGTTGCGTATCGTAAGGAGGGTGGCACTTGGGAGTTCATGAGTTCACCCAGATTTTTTCAACGCACGCGGCGAAAGTTCGTGACGCTCAAACCTGAGAAGAGCGAAGTCGCCGCTGAATTTATGAGGTTACTCGATGCCGTTTAAACTGAATCTCATCACAGAGATTCCCAAACTGAAGCGTGTCAATATCAACGGAAAGCGTCACTATGTGATCGAGGGGGAGGAGCATCCAGTTCCTTTCCCTTCAGTCACGTCAGTCCTTGGGGCAGACAAGGCAAAGAAGAAGGCACTACATGAGTGGCGGCGAAGGGTAGGCGAGGAGACGGCAAATAAGATTTCCCGTCAAGCGGCAGGGCGAGGTACTGCCGCCCACCTGCTCATCGAGGACTACGTGCAGGGTAAGGAGTTGAGGAATGATAACCCAATGCACCTTGACCTCTTCAGTCGCCTCCGCAAGGTCGCTGACGACCACATAGATAACGTGCGTATGATCGAGGGGCAAATGTACTCGAAGCACCTGCGCGCAGCAGGGACGGTGGATATGATCGCTGAGTTTGACGGTAAACTATCAGTCATCGACTGGAAGACCGCCAAGAAAGCAAAGGGGCGTAGCAGAATCGAGTCCTACTTCGTTCAGGAGTCGGCGTATGCGGTTATGTTCGAGGAGGTGACAGGCATACCTGTAGCAAACCTAGTCACGGTCATCACGACCGAGGAAGGCGAGACACAGGTCTTTCAGGAGCGCAGGGACGACTGGATAGGTCGCTTCCTTGAACTCCGCGAGGAATATGATAGGCAGAATTCTTGAGGTATTGATATGTTCAGCACTTCTTTTGTATCTTTCAATTATTTTTTGTATGCGATAGGCGCATGGGCAACGGGTTCGACGACATGGATCTTGCCTCTGAATCAATGGGCACCAGAACCCACGGTTGTTATACTCGTGTTATTCAATATGGTTGCACTAGTCTTTTATGCGATATTCAGTTGGATTAGTCGCACGTTGGTTGGTGTCATAAACTTGATGTTGGTCGCGTTATCTACTTACTTGATATTTGGATCTTTATTATGAAACAGAAATTAAACTTATGTTTGCCAGACCGCCCACGTTATCTGAGCGACTTCGCCATCAAAGCATGCTTCTACCTTGACCTCTTCAGGTATGACGCCGAAATCATCATAGACGTGAAGCGAAGTCTTGACGATGAGTGCTACGGTAGTTGCGTTGGGGATAGGAAGAACGTTCAGATTGAACTGGCGGTAAGGTCTTTCGGCGAGTTAGTGGACAAAGAGACGCGCCTGCGCACGTGTGCGCACGAGCTCGTACACGCGAAGCAATATCTTAGCGGCAAGTTAAGAGACGTCGAGAAGGGTAATGGGTACGAGGTAATCTGGGGTAAGAATATATATAAGTGGCGAAGCAATATGGCGCTTGCCCGTCAACCTTGGGAAGCAGAAGCATACTCCCTAGAAAATGAAATTTATGAAGCGTGTAGGTAAGAATTATGACTAGCGAAGATTTAGAATTCTACCCTTGGGTAGAAGATAAGTACTCCCGTAAGATTCGGAAGTGGATAATCGTTGCTGCCGTTTGTGGCATATCGGGCATCGCTGTATTCGTTTGGGGATTGTTATAAATAGAAGTACAACACAATTCTTGAGCAATATTAATGGCCCAGTTCAATAAAGATAAAAATCAATTACTGTCCAACAACGGAACCTTATACGAAGTTGTCATGCTTGGTGATAAAGACGGCAACATCATCAACTCGTTTGGTTCAGCATCTAATATTCCGATTGCTGCTGGCGAAGTAGATGGTTATTCTCATATCAACAAGTTCGGTTATACTGGCACAGATCAGAACGGAACTGCCACAGTTTGGGATGCAAACAACACCACTGCGATCTATCCTTATCCTGCTGCTGGAGTTGTAACGATGACTTCTACTGCTGGTGGGGATACAGGAGCAGAAGTAGAGATTCAAGGACTCGATGGCGACTATAACCAAGTTACAGAAAATGTCAATATCGGTTCGACTGGTGCGGTGACGTTTTCTCGTATCTTTCGTGCACGTATGACTAGTGTGAGCAATGCTGGTGATGTTACAATTAATCAAGGCGGTAATCTAGCAGCAAAGATTCTTACTGGAAACGGGCAGACTCTTATGGCAGTCTACACGATCCCTGCTGGCAAGACTGGATACCTGTTGAAGTTTCAGGGAAGCATGGACAAGTCAAATGCTCCAGTAAAGTTTAAGTTGTTTGCAAGACCATTTGGAAGCGGTTTCAATCTGAAGGGGCAGTGGGGCACACAAGGTGGTAACTCAGTAGACTATGATTATCCTGTGCCTCTGGTATTTGCTGAAAAAACCGACCTGAGAGTCGATGTTGAGACAAGCGGCACCTGTGGTAATGGTGCAATCTTTGATTTAATCTTGGTAGATAACTAAGGAAGAAAGATGTCCTGGCAAAGCATACCAAACAATCCTAACTGGGAATATCAGAATAGTCCACCCGATCCTGGGGCAGGAAGTCCTCTACGACCGCTGTGGTTAAAACAGACTGGAGGCGTGCGCACTGACGGAACGCATCAGGTGTATACGCAGGTGCGCAGAATACCGAAGGACGCTGGTGATGCTAACGCAAACCGTGGCGAACTGAGTAAGACATACTGGGATAATAAGTAATGGCATTGGTATTACTCGACTCGTCTGATAATTTTAATCAGTTCATTGACAAGTTCAACAATATGTCAACATTGTCTGGCGACGCTGACTTACTGAGCATCGCCAATCTGGTTGAACGAGTAAACAATTTAGATAGTGACGTTGACAATAATTTGACAGGACGCTTGATTGACATATATGATTCTGCTGGCAATTTGATATGATAAATTTTTCTGAATTCATTACAGAGCAAAAGAACACTCACATGACACACATCGAGGACAAGGTTCTCTATGGCGGTGTCAGCGGTACACGTGAGGCGATCAATGCTCTACGGGAACTACGTGACGTCTTGAAAGGCGAACGTGCTAGTGACGTATCAGTAAAGTGGGACGGTGCCCCTGCTATCTTTGCGGGGATCGATCCGACTGACGGTCAGTTCTTCGTAGCAAAGAAAGGCATATTCAATAAGAACCCCAAGGTCTATAAGACAAAAGCAGACGTTGATGCTGATACGTCCGGAGACCTGAATACCAAACTCAACGCTGCCCTCGAAGAACTCCCTGCGCTTGGCATTAAAGGTGTCATTCAGGGAGACTTCTTGTTTGGTCCTGGGGATATTTCAACTAAAAAGATAAGCGGAGAAAGTTATGTTACTTTCCACCCTAATACTATTGTCTATGCTATTCCTTCTAAGAGCAATGCCGCTAAGCAAGTTCGCTCGGCACGCATCGGCATTGTATGGCATACCACTTACAAAGGCAAGAGCTTCGAATCAATGAAAGCGTCCTATGGTGTTGACGTGAGCAAACTCAAAAGCAGTAAAAAGGTTTGGTCACAAGATGCTATGCTACGCGACCTTTCAGTTGCTACTTTTAACAAAAGGGAAACCAAAGCAGTTGACGAAAAGTTGTCGCAGATAGGCAAGTTGTTCAATAAAGTATCCGGTTCTACTCTTCGCGAACTTGAGGGGAATCAGCAACTTGCTCAAATGATCGAGCAGTTCAATAACACGTATGTTCGCAGGGGGCAGGTCATCGGCGATACCAAAAAGCATACTTCTGCACTCCTTCGTTGGGTGAAGGACAAGTACAAAGCAGAGGCAGCAAAACGCAAGACCGATAAAGGGCAACAAGCGCAGATACAAAAAATGCAGGAGATATTGAAATTCTTCTCGCCCACCAATCGTGCTTCGTTAGAGAATATGTTCGAGTTACAGAAACTCATCGTTGAGGTTAAACTCAAACTCATTGGTAAACTAAATCAACTGTCAAATATCGATACCTTCGTACGGACTAGTCAAGGTTACAAGGTAACTGGCGCCGAAGGTTTCGTAGCGATTGATAAGTTGAAGGGCGACGCGGTTAAACTGGTTGACCGCATGGAGTTTTCATACAATAACTTCTCGCCAGATATACTGAAAGGGTGGCAGTCATCATCTAGAAATTAAAAGGTATAAATATATCCAGTTGACTAATTATATTACATGGGAATTACGAGGAAAAGAGTTGTTAAGTTTTAAAGAATTCACTGAAGATCTTAGTGTTGCCCAGCGCAGAAAAGCAGGAAGAATGCTCAAGCGCAAGAAGGCAGTCATGAAGATGGCGCGTAGACGTGCTCTGAGAAGGACGGCGGATAAAAAAACGCTACAGAGGCGTGCGCGCAAACAAGCGAGAGGCGAAATCTTTCGCAAGTTATCCAAAGGCAAGTCTGCCAGTCAGTTACCCATCGTCAGAAGAATGGCAATTCAAAAACGCCTGAAGCGTCTTAACAAACGCATAGGAATTCTCACGAGACGTAAGATTCCAATCGCTCGTAGAATGGACGCTCGGCGCAAGATAGGTGGTAAGTGATGATTAGTTCATTCAGTCAGTATCTTGTCGAGGAGCAGAAGACTGCTTATTTTACCTTTGGTCGCATGAATCCTCCGACTATCGGACACGGCAAACTCCTGGACAAGCTCTCTTCTGCTGCCGGAAAGAATCCATACTTCGTATACCTTTCGCAGTCGCAAAGCGAGAAGAAGGATCCACTATCCTACTCTGATAAAGTAAAGCATGCGCGTAAAATGTTCCCGAAGCATGCGCGATCTATTCTAATCAATAAGTCTATCAAGACAGCGATAGATGTATTGGTCGATCTGTATGGCAAAGGATTCAACAACGTGGTCATGGTTGTTGGTTCTGATCGAATCAATGAATTCGATATTCTTCTAAACAAGTACAATAATAAGAAGGCGCGGCACGGGTTCTATAACTTCGAAACGATCAAGATTGTATCTGCCGGTGACCGCGACCCTGACGCTGAAGGTGTCGAGGGTATGTCTGCCTCTAAGCAAAGAGAAAATGCAGCGAACAATGACTTCACTTCATTTACTCAAGGATTGCCTAAGCAGATGAACAACCGCGATGCGCGAAAGTTGTTCAACGATGTTCGTAAAGGTATGGGTCTATCGGAGCAGAACTCCTTTAAGAATCATATTGCTCTTTCCCCAGTATCAGAAGAACGCGAAGAATATATCAAGGGCGAACTCTTTGACCTTGGCGATACTGTAGCAGTCAAGGAGAGCGGTCAGATAGGCACTATCACTCACCTCGGCAGCAACTATGTTATCGTAGAGTTTTCTGAGGATAACTTTGCGCGCAAGTGGATCAAGGACGTAGAGAAAGTCGAAGAACAATGCTGGGACGGTTACACACAAAAGGGGATGAAGAAGAAAGGCGATAAGGTAGTCCCCAACTGCGTACCAGTAAAAGAAAAAGAAGATCCAGATATCGGCGATAAGAAGGGTTCGCAACCTGCCAAGTATCATACAGGATTATCCAAGTCTACTAAGTCAAAGCGTGACGCGCACTTTAAGAAAGGTGCGAAGATGGATGACGATAACCCAGCAGCATATAAACCTGCTCCTGGTGATAAAGGATCGGATACCAAACCGTCAAAGTATACCAATAAATTCAAGCAGATGTACGGCGAGGAGTTTAAGCGCAAGGATACTCCTTTCTATATCAGCGAAAATGCCAAAGCAGCGATCGAGAAGAAGGCGAAGAAAACAGGTTGGTCTTATTCTGTCTTAAAGAAAGTATACGATCGAGGCGTCGCGGCATGGCGCACAGGGCATCGCCCAGGAACAACTCCTCAGCAGTGGGGACTTGCACGTGTAAACTCATTTGTCACTGGTGGTAAAACCACTAAGACCGCTGACAAAGATTTACACAGCAAAGGTAAATCAGGATGAGTGATAAATACTCAACAGACAAACACGAATGGGGAACCGACGCGGGAACCAAACTGGCCAAGGATATGACTCCAGGAGAAAATAAAAAAATGAAAAGGTTTAAAGAATTCGCGCAAAGTGCTGATAAAGTTCCGCAGAATTATCGCGATCCAGAAACAGGCAAAACTAAAGTTCGAATGGTTCCCAAAGACAAAGAAATCATTAAAAAAGAAGAAGTCGAACTTGATGAAGGCGCAGTTATTTCTACCACTGTTCGTAAAGAAATAATGAAGAATGGCGGTAAAAATGTCGGTCAAAATAATAAAGAAATTTATTTTACACTGAAAGGTAAGAAACATTCGGTGCCACTTTACAAAAACTTTGTTTCTGATAAAGACTACATGAAACTGCAGGATACTTTAAATGAAGAAGTCGAACTTGAAGAGAAGGCAGTATCACAAGCACAACAAAAATTCTTCGGCATGGTTCGTGCTAAGCAAAAGGGTGAGATGGATAATGCGTCTCCAGCAGTAGCAAAGGCAGCGAAGTCCATGAGCAAGAAAGACGTCAAAGATTTTGCTGCTACCAAGCACAAAGGTTTGCCTAAAAAGAAAGATGAAGATTAAGTCCTTCAACAATCACGTTATCTCTGAAGATATACGTTATCACGTAGAGAATGATGTTCCTCTTGGGGAACTGTACCGCATAGGTTCAGAGTCATACTACAGAGTATATCGTGAGGCGCGCAAACTGAATAACGAAGGCGTGGTAGAGCTCGATGGTCTGACAAAGAAAATAATTGAGGAGTCAGATATTGGTGAGTTTGGTTTGTACGAAGGCGTTAATGTCCCGCTAGATTCGCCCATGTTAGTTGAGGCAGAGAAAGCAGGTAGAGATGTAGAGTTAAACAAACCCAAGGCAGGCGGTCCTAAGAAATACTATGTTTATGTGAAGGACCCCTCAACAGGCAACGTAAAGAAAGTTTCATGGGGCGACACCTCGGGATTGAAAATTAAATTGAACGACCCAGAAGCAAGAAAGAGTTTTGCGGCGAGGCATAAGTGCGACACCCGCAAAGATAAAACCAAAGCATCGTACTGGGCATGTCGCATGCCATACTTTGCTAAACAACTAGGACTTTCAGGAGGCGGGAATTATTTCTGGTAATCGCTTATGCTTAATTCGATCCTTTCAATGTTTAATAAAAAACCCTACAAAGACTTTTTCTGTCGCGACTTTTTTTACAGAAAATTCAATGAGGACGTACAACCATCTGCCTTAGTCTGGCACCGAGATTCTTGTAACAGAGTCGTTAAGGTTTATGCCGGACGTGGTTGGAAAATTCAGTTTGACGATGAGTTGCCAAGGGAATTAACCATAAACGAAGAAGTCATTATACCTAAATACCGTTACCATAGATTAATCAAAGGAGAGGGCGAACTTCTTCTTAAGATACACTGCGATGGAGAGTAAGATGCGTTCCTTTATGGATTATTTGTCAGAGTTAACTGCTAAGCAAAAAGCAGAAATAGCAGATCGGAAAGCAAGGCGCACAGGTGGAAGACTCGTAAAGATGGGCGCACCAAAGAAGAAACCAGCTGCGCCTAAGCAAGAACCAGAAAAGAAAGTCAAGAAAGTATACGATAGCGAACGAGCGCGTAAAGACGCTGTTCGGGATGGCGCTGGTAAAAGCGATAGACCGTTGAGTAAAGCAGTGGTGACTAAGGGTGATGGAACTGGCGTCAATAAAAAAGGCGACGAGCATATAGTCATGGCACTGCGTAAAGCACAGGACGCTCAAAAGATGGGCGGCGATTCGTCAATTAAAGTTTCCCCAACAGGTAAGAAGGTAAAGGTAAGCAAGAAGTCTGTAGATCGTTTGCTTGGCATTTACGATAAGTTAGATAAACCCGAAGACAAGCGGAAGTTTAGAGTTTCTTTAATTAAGAAATTGCGTTCGGTATGATCTATAAGTTCTACAGTTATCTTATTTCTTTTGGTATATTGGCAGGTGTTGTTGGTGCGGGTTACTTGTACTACAAGGATTCACAAAAGAAAATAGCACAACTGACAGAAAGTAATGCCGAACTAAAATTTACCGCCGAACTTTGCGAACGGACAGTTGACAGTTTATCAAAGGACATCCTTAGAACACAACGATTGGTGACAGATCTAGAAGAAAAGAATAAAGAAGCAGAAGAATACAGTAGTGAGTTGTTGCGTAGACTTCAGGAGCATGACCTTGTAGCACTGACGTTTAACAAACCAGGTCTGATAGAGAAAAGAGTGAACAATGCAACTAAAAAAGTTTTTAGAGACATCGAGTCTATTACTGCTCTCGATTAGTTTATTTGGTTGCGCTGGAGTACAGGATACTGTAGTACAAACTAAATATATAAACCAGAACATACAATTACAATCAAGACCAAGTCCTGTTAACTTGCTTGATGTAACTTTTTACGCAGTAAGCGAGAAAAACCTAGATGAGTTTTTAGGGAAGATTGAAGAAAAGGATGGTGACATTGTATTCTTTGCTATATCAGTGGCGGGTTATGAGAACCTTTCGCTGAACGTTGCTGAATTGAGGCGCTATATTGAACAGCAGAAATCTCTGATTGTGTACTATGAAGAAAACATAGAAGAAAGTAACAAGAAGACACGAGAAGACGAGGAAGAAGTTGTTCAAACTGGATCGATCACTCGATTAAAAGAAACGCTGGGCATAGAATAATAAAGGACCCATAATGGAACACGATAGTATCACGTACAACAGACGTGCGACTGATGTACGGTTAGAACGTATAGAAACCAAGTTAGATGAACTTGGTAAAGTTTTAATTGCTCTTGCAAGAACCGAAGAGAAGGTTCATGCAATGGAAGACGACAAAATAGTACAATGGGAAGTGTTAAATAAGTTGGAAGCGAAGATTGACATTATGGAAGTTCAACTAAACGATGCAGCAAGAACTATGAAGATAATCCATAAATTCTTTTGGATCGCTGTTGCTGGCGCGGCAACTTATTTCATGCCATCATTATTAGGAACCTTTCCAGTATAAATAGAATAAAATACCCTTGGAGGATAAAATGGATATTCGTAAATTAGCAAATGTATATAAGGAGATGGCGGAAGCTTTGTCTCCTAAGCAAAAGAAACTCGACGTTGACGGCGACGGAGACATCGAGGGCGATGATCTTGCTGCATTGCGCGCAAAGAAAGCTAAGAAAGAAGAGCGCGAAGAGTGTCCGAAGTGCGAGGGCAAAGGTTGCGACCACTGTGATGGCAAAGGTTATCACGAAGTCAGCGAAGAAACAGAAGTCAGCGAAGAAACAGAAGTCACCGAAGGCGAACTTCCGCCTGCCCTCAAAAAGGCAATGAAGAAGAAAGAAGAAAGTGATGACGACGATGACGATGATGACGATGATGACGATGATGACGATGATGAGTCGAAGAAAAAGAAAGTCGAAAGCAAGAAGATGAAGAAAGAAGATATCGACCTTGAGTCTATGTCAGGTAAAACTTGGCGCGACCTTTTGCTTTCCGTTTATGAAGATAAGGCACAGCATACAAAAGGTGCCACCAAACCAGAAACTCATGATAGCAAAGAGTCTGGTAAGGCGAAAGAATTTGCAAACATGCACAAGAAGTCCGAGAAGGAATACGAGGACCAAGAAGAGAAGGGGCATGAAGACGCATCCAAAGCAGGTCGTGTGACTAGTCAGGCACCTGCTCGGAACGCTGCTGACAAACTGAACGTCGGCGATAAGAAAGTTGTTAAATAACCAGGAGTAAACTATGGACATTATTGTTTTAGCATTGTTAGCAGGTGCAGTGGGATTCGTCATTTGGCGTATGTCAAAAGGCGAAGGTTCGTCTGAGGGCGTTGGCGGTGTACCAACCTTCACGGATGAAGAATTGATGAAGATGAAGAAGGATTCGATTGAAGAAGTCGGACGCAATCACGGCATCGAACTTGATCGACGTATGACCAAGGCAAATATGATTAAGGAACTTCGTAAGCAACTTCCCTAATCTAGCCGAAAGGATTATTAATGCAACTTTTTGAAGAGCTGGACGATAAAAACTTTTTGTGGTATGCAGCGAAAAATTATTATAATCCTACCTGTATAGATGCCGAAGAATTTTTTGATGACCTCAAGCGTTTCAATTATCTGAAACGCTTGGTCAATCGCTACAAGGATAACGATGACTTATCAGAGCGATTGATGTTGAATCATATCATTATCATCTTCAACGTCTTTGGTATTGAACCAGGATTGAAAATGCTAGAGTTCAAACTGGGTCTGAATAATTGGTATATTATCAAACCCTTTCTAGTGTTTCTCAAAT